TCACAACCGCTGGCGGATGATCCTGCCGTTCGGGCCGTGTTCCGCAATGAGGCAGTGATCCGTCGTGCTGGTGGCGTGGAATGTCTTGAAAGCTGGTTACTTCGTGAAAAAGGCTGCCAGTGGCCTCATTCCGACTGGCACAGCGAGAACATGACCACAATGCGACACGCTCCGGGTGCAATCCGTCTGTGCTGGCACTGCGATAACCAGCTGCGCGATCAGTTCACGGAACGGCTGGAATCAATGGCAACGGATAACTGTGCCCGCTGGGTGTTGTCTGTTGTGCGTCGGGATCTCGGTTTTGATGACAGTCACGTTGTGACAATGCCGGAACTGTGCTGGTGGCTGATTCGTAATGATCTGGCGGATGCCTTACCGGAAAGTGCAGCCCGTAAGGCACTGAGATTACCGAAGCCTGTTGTGCCGTCTGTTACCCGGGAAAGTGACCTTGTGCCTTCGGTTCCTGCCACCAGCATCATCCAGGATAAGGCGAAAAAGGTGCTGGCGCTGAAAGTGGATCCGGAGTCGCCGGAGTCTTTTATGTTACGCCCAAAACGTCGCCGCTGGGTTAATGAAAAGTATACGCGCTGGGTTAAGACACAGCCGTGTGCATGTTGTGGAAAGCCTGCTGATGATCCTCACCACCTGATAGGCCACGGTCAGGGTGGAATGGGTACAAAAGCGCATGACCTCTTTGTGTTGCCTTTGTGCAGAAAGCATCACGACGAGCTGCATGCGGATACCGTGGCATTTGAAGAGAAGTATGGCTCCCAGCTGGAGCTGATATTTCGTTTTATCGATCGTGCGCTGGCAATAGGCGTACTGGCGTAAGTGGAGAACGAGCATGAACCTTGAAGCCTTACCAAAATATTACTCCCCAAAATCTCCAAAATTGAGTGATGACGTACCGGCGACAGGCTCGGGGGGTTTAACAATTACAGATGTGATGGCTGCGCAGGGGATGGTGCAGTCGAAAGCACCGCTTGGGTTTGCCTTATTCCTGGCAAAAGTTGGTGTTCAGGATCCTCAGTTTGCGATTGAAGGTCTGCTCAATTACGCGATGGCACTGGATAACCCGACATTGAATAAATTGAGTGAAGAAACCCGGCTACAGATCATTCCTTACCTTGTGAATTTTGCCTTTGCTGATTATTCCAGGTCTGCGGCAAGTAAGGCTCGCTGTGAGCATTGTGCTGGTACTGGATTTCATAATGTATTGCGCGAGGTGGTGAAACACTCCAGAAGCGGGGAATCTGTTATCAAGGAAGAGTGGGTGAAGGAACTATGTCAGCATTGTCATGGTAAGGGAGAAGTCAGCACAGCGTGCAGAGGGTGTAAGGGTAAAGGTATTGTCCTGGATGAAAAAAGGACCCGGCTTCATGGCACGCCTGTTTATAAGATTTGTGGGCGTTGCAATGGAAACCGGTTTAGCCGTTTACCAACTACACTGGCACGACGTCATGTCCAGAAGCTGGTTCCAGACCTGACTGATTATCAGTGGTACAAAGGATATGCAGACGTAATTGATAAACTAGTAACAAAGTGCTGGCAGGAAGAAGCATATGCTGAAACACAATTGAGAAAGGTGACGAGATAAGTGATTTTCGCCGAAGATGGCGACATGAAGCTTGCGTTTTTCAAAAAATATGGATAAGATTTTCTCAACGATGGGCTTTGTATGTCTGCCGTTGATAATTTTCACGAACCCGCTGTTGAGCGGGTTTTTATTTACTTGTACTGAAACACATTATATAACCTCATATCAGTTAAAAAGGAGGTTGTATGATTAATGCCGTTGAGTACAGATTACCGTTAGGAAATATCTCTCCAGAGAATCTTGACGCGTTGTCAGAGCTTATCGTTAAGCATTCCGATAAATTTAATAACTATGTACTTAGTTCTATTTCTGATGATGATATTCGATATTCTTACGATTACTACAATTTTGAAATCACAGAGATAGATGAATATGGGTTTCACTTTATAGCACCATATAGCTATTATGAAGGATGCGTTGACAATAACTTCTCAGGAGAGGTTGAAGGTTATGCAGAATACGAAATTATTGATAATGAATTAGTCTTCTCTCTTGAGGAACTACCTTGGGATGTAAAATAAATATCAATAATAAAGGCCGTAACGAACGGCCTTTATTATTATAAAATCATCAATGCCTGATGAATTAGAATGTAATTTTCGAATTAATAATAAATCAACATATCATTTCACGCTCCGATTTTCTGTCGGAGGCGAAACTGCGGCTATTCATATGCACGAAAAAGAGAATCTTGCTGGAGCGTTCTGGCTCGTTTTGCTGATCATCGCAGGTTGGGGCGGTCTGGTCCGCTACCTGATAGATGTGAAGCAGAGTAAAGCAACGTGGAGTTGGATAAATGCTCTGGCTCAGATAGTGGTATCAGGATTCACCGGTGTTATTGGTGGCCTGATCAGCATCGAAAGTGGATTCAGTATTTACATGATTCTCGCGACAGCGGGGATTAGTGGTGCGATGGGTTCGGTTGCACTGACGTACTTCTGGGAACGACTGACAGGGGTGAAAAATGCAAAATCTTAATCCTCAGCGTAAAGCTTTCCTCGATATGGTGGCATGGTCAGAAGGAACGGATAACGGGCGACAACCGACACGTAACCACGGTTATGATATTATTGTCGGTGGTGAACTATTCACTGATTACTCCGATCACCCTCGCAAACTTGTCACGCTAAACCCCAAACTCAAATCAACAGCTGCAGGCCGTTATCAACTTCTTTCACGCTGGTGGGATGCTTACCGCAAGCAGCTTGGGCTGAAAGACTTCTCTCCAAAAAGCCAGGATGCTGTGGCATTGCAGCAGATTAAAGAGCGTGGCGCTTTACCGATGATTGATCGCGGCGATATTCGTCAGGCTATCGATCGTTGCAGCAATATCTGGGCTTCACTGCCGGGCGCTGGTTACGGTCAGTATGAACATAAAATCGGTGACCTGATTGCCCGATTCAAAGAGGCTGGCGGGGTGGTAAATGAAGTTGAGCTATAAGCTGGTTATCGCTGCATTCTTCGTTACTGTCATTGGTTCTTTTATCTGTTCAGCAAATTATTACCACAGCAAAGCCATCGAATACAAAAAGCAGCGTGATGAGAATGCTATGGCATTAGATTCGGCTATGGCGACTATCTCTGATATGCAGAAGCGTCAACGTGACGTAGCAGAACTTGACGCCAGATACACAAAGGAGCTTGCTGATGCTAACGCGACTATCGAAAGTCTCCGTGCTGATGTTTCTTCTGGGCGTAAGCGCCTGCAAGTCGCCGCCACCTGTGCAAAATCAACGACCAGAGCCAGCAGCATGGGCGATGGAGAAAGCCCAGGACTTACAGCAGATGCTGAACTCAATTATTACCGTCTCCGAAGTGGAATCGACAGGATAACCGCACAGGTTAACTACCTGCAGGAGTACATCAGGACGCAATGCCTTCGATGATAGCGATAATTTTACTCATCATCCTTCACATCAGGCCCTGTAGACAGAGTGGTGATTACTTCTGGAGTGGATTCAGATTAAACATCTCATTGCTAATGTTTGAGGTTAAGCATCTGGCGCGCGGTAAGTGGTTGCGTTGAAATAAGAGCCAGTCCATTACAAATTTCATCAAGCGTTATTGGTAAGGGTGATAATTATGAGATACCTCTTCACTAAGAGTAATCTTAAGGGTAATGTGTAACCTCACTTTTTAATACGGAGGTTGTAATGTTAGAGAATTATTTCCCTTCAGGAATAGGTGCTCAGCCTGTAACTCAAGCTCAAAAACAGAGGGTTATAGCTGTTCAAGCTGCCCTTGAATTAGTTAAGGCCTCACTTTCTTCTGCAGGTGGTCAGGCTACAAGTGCAAAATTTGAACAGGAATTAAAAGCAGCTATTGGCTTAATTGAACCATTAGCCGATGCCATTCAGAAAGCAATCAGCAAAGAATAAATAAACCACCTGCATTTTGTTTTATTTCCCAACTAACGGGTGTAATAATCTTAATGTTTCCCGTGGATAGATAAGACAATAAGTATTCACCTTCAAGATATAAACGAGCCTCGCTAATGCGAGGCTTTTTTACGCATTGTAAGCGTGCACCAAAGAGGGGATATAAATGCCACCACGAACCCCAAAAGCCTGCCGTTTTCGCGGTTGCCGCAATACCACTACTGATCCGTCAGGCTATTGCGAAAGCCACAAAAGCGAGGGCTGGAAGCAATACAAGCCAGGACAATCCCGTCATCAGCGCGGTTATGGTTCGAAGTGGGACAGTATCCGCGCGGGTGTCCTGAAGCGTGACAAAGGCCTGTGTCAGTTATGTCTGCGTGCTGGTGTGGTGCGTGAGGCGAAAACCGTTGACCACATCATCCCTAAAGCGCATGGCGGCACTGATGCCGACTGTAATCTGCAGAGTCTGTGCTGGCCGTGTCATAAGGCGAAGACGGCCCGTGAACGACTTAAGTGATAATAATTCTCAACTGTCTGAGGGGAGGGGCGGGTCAAATCTCTGTGACCTGACGTCTTCCGGACTGCCCGCCCCATCGTTTTTTTATACCCGCGAAAAATGAAATTTAACCAGGAGTGCCGCATATGGCTGGAACGACGGGGCGTTCCGGGCGTCGCCCCAAGCCAACGGCGCGCAAGGCGCTGGCCGGAAATCCCGGCAAGCGAGCCCTGAACAAAGATGAACCTGTTTTTACGCCCATCAAAGGTGTTGAGCCACCGGAGTGGTTCGCTGAAGAAGATCTCCCTCTCGCCACGATCATGTGGCAACTGACAACCAAAGAACTCTGCGGTCAGGGCCTGCTGTGCGTGACTGACCTCGCGGTGCTTGAGCGGTGGTGCGTGGCCTACGAGTTCTGGCGACGTGCCGTGAAAAATATTGCCAGACAGGGCAACACCATCACCGGTGCAATGGGCGGCAGGGTCAAAAATCCGGAGCTGACCGCCAAAAAAGAACAGGAGTCCGAGATGAGCAGTACGGGGGCAATGCTCGGACTCGACCCCAGCAGCCGCCAGCGTCTGATTGGCCTGGCGGGGAAGAAGAAAGCCACTAACCCGTTTCTGAAAATCATCGAATCATGAGCCGGAAATCTTACCCCAACGTAAATGCTGCCAATCAGTATGCCCGGGATGTCGTGCGCGGAAAGATTGTGGCCTGCCAGTTTGTGATTCAGGCCTGCCAGCGCCATCTTGATGACCTGATGGCGGAAAAAAGTAAGTCGTTTCGTTACCGCTTCGACAAGGACCTGGCTGAACGGGCCGCCAAATTTATTCAGCTGTTGCCGCACACCAAGGGTGAGTGGGCATTCAAGAGGATGCCCATCACGCTGGAGCCGTGGCAGCTCTTTGTGATCTGCTGCGCGTTTGGCTGGGTCAATAAAGGCTCCCGGCTGCGCCGCTTCCGGGAGGTGTATACCGAAATCCCCCGTAAGAACGGCAAATCAGCAATCTCTGCCGGTGTCGCCCTGTATTGTTTTGCCTGTGATAACGAGTTCGGCGCGGAAGTGTATTCCGGTGCCACGACGGAGAAACAGGCATGGGAAGTCTTTCGTCCGGCAAGACTGATGTGTAAACGCACACCCATGCTGACGGAAGCGTTCGGGATTGAGGTTAACGTCTCAAACATGAATCGTCCGGAGGATGGCGCGCGGTTTGAACCGCTGATCGGTAACCCCGGTGATGGTTCATCACCCCACTGTGCGGTGGTGGATGAATATCACGAGCACGCCACCGATGCGCTTTACACCACGATGCTTACCGGGATGGGGGCGCGACGTCAGCCACTGATGTGGGCCATTACTACTGCCGGGTACAACATTGAGGGGCCGTGCTACGACAAGCGACGGGAAGTTATCGAGATGCTCAACGGGTCGGTACCCAACGATGAACTGTTCGGGATCATCTATACCGTTGACGAAGGCGATGACTGGACCGACCCGCAGGTGCTGGAAAAAGCTAACCCGAATATTGGCGTGTCGGTTTATCGCGAATTTTTGTTAAGTCAGCAGCAGCGTGCGAAAAATAACGCCCGTCTGGCAAACGTCTTTAAAACAAAACACCTCAATATCTGGGTGTCGGCGCGTTCGGCGTATTTCAACCTGGTGAGCTGGCAGAGCTGCGAGGATAAATCACTGACCCTTGAGCAGTTCGAGGGGCAGCCGTGCATTCTGGCCTTTGACCTGGCGCGTAAGCTGGATATGAACAGCATGGCGCGACTTTATACCCGCGAGATTGACGGTAAAACGCATTACTACAGTGTGGCCCCGCGTTTCTGGGTACCGTATGACACGGTGTACAGCGTCGAGAAAAATGAAGATCGACGGACAGCCGAACGCTTTCAGAAATGGGTGGAAATGGGCGTTCTGACCGTTACCGATGGTGCGGAGGTGGATTATCGCTACATCCTCGAGGAGGCCAAAGCGGCGAACAAAATCAGCCCGGTCAGTGAGTCACCCATCGACCCCTTCGGGGCGACCGGGTTGTCACATGACCTTGCTGATGAAGACCTGAACCCCATCACTATCATTCAGAACTACACCAACATGTCCGACCCGATGAAAGAGCTGGAAGCGGCAATTGAATCGGGGCGCTTTCATCATGATGGCAATCCCATCATGACTTGGTGTATCGGCAACGTGGTCGGCAAAACCATTCCGGGTAACGATGATGTGGTGAAGCCCGTCAAAGAGCAGGCGGAAAACAAAATCGATGGTGCAGTTGCGCTGATTATGGCGGTTGGCAGAGCCATGCTGTACGAGAAAGAAGACACGCTGTCTGACCACATTGAGTCCTATGGGATCCGCTCGCTTTAACTGAGGTAATTATGATCATGCTGATTCTCGCGCCTCTGGTGGGCGTGCTGGGGGCGCTTTTGCTGGCGTATGGTGCCTGGCTGATTTATCCCCCGGCGGGGTTTGTTGTTGCCGGGGCGTTGTGCCTGTTCTGGTCGTGGCTGGTGGCGCGATATCTCGACCGTACACAGTCGTCTGTCGGCGGAGGTAAATAGTGTTCTTTTCGGGATTATTTCAACGAAAAAGTGACGCACCGGTGACCACGCCAGCAGAGCTGGCGGATGCTATCGGGTTGTCCTACGACACCTATACCGGAAAGCAGATCAGCAGCCAGCGGGCCATGCGACTGACGGCGGTTTTTTCCTGTGTCAGGGTGCTGGCGGAGTCGGTCGGGATGTTGCCCTGCAACCTGTATCACCTGAACGGCAGCCTGAAGCAGAGAGCCACTGGCGAACGTCTGCATAAGCTGATCTCCACGCATCCCAATGGCTATATGACGCCGCAGGAGTTCTGGGAGCTGGTGGTCACCTGTCTGTGCCTGCGGGGAAACTTTTACGCCTACAAAGTGAAAGCATTTGGCGAAGTGGCTGAACTGCTGCCCGTCGATCCCGGCTGTGTGGTACCGAAGCTTAACAGTAGCTGGGAGCCGGTCTATCAGGTCACATTCCCGGATGGCTCCACGGATGTACTGAGCCAGGAGGATATCTGGCATGTGCGCACGCTGACGCTGGACGGACTGGTGGGGCTGAATCCCATCGCCTATGCCCGCGAGGCAATATCGCTGGCGGCAGCGACCGAAGAGCACGGGGCCAGACTGTTCAGCAATGGCGCGGCGACGTCGGGTGTGTTGCGTACAGAGCAGACGCTGTCAGATCAGGCTTACGAGCGCCTGAAGAAAGATTTTGAGGAGCGTCACACCGGGCTTGGTAATGCTCACCGCCCGATGATCCTTGAGATGGGGCTGGACTGGAAGTCGATGGCGCTGAACGCCGAGGACAGCCAGTTCCTGGAAACCCGCAAGTTTCAGCTTGAAGAAATCTGTCGTCTGTTCCGTGTGCCCTTGCACATGGTGCAGAACACCGATCGCGCCACCTTCAACAATATCGAAGAGCTGGGGCTGGGATTTATCAACTATTCACTGGTGCCGTATCTGACCCGTATTGAGCAGCGGATCAACACCGGACTGGTACGAAAAAGTAAGCAGGGCGTTTATTACGCCAAATTTAACGCCGGGGCGTTACTGCGCGGGGATATGAAGTCCCGTTTTGAAGCCTACGCCACCGGGATCAACTGGGGAATTTACTCTCCCAATGACTGCCGCGACCTGGAAGATATGAATCCGCGTCCCGGTGGTGATGTCTATCTCACACCGATGAACATGACCACGAAACCCTCCGATGGTAGTAAAGCCGGTAAGCAGAAGGATAACGCCAATGCAGACGAAACAACGTCTTGATGTACCGCTGAGTCTGAAATCTGTCAGTGACTCCGGTGAGTTTGAAGGGTATGGCTCCGTCTTTGGTGTAAAGGACAGCCACGATGATGTGGTGATGTCCGGGGCATTTGCTGCTTCCCTGCGGGCGTGGAGTGACAGAAAAACGTTACCTGCGCTGCTCTGGCAGCACCGCATGGATGAACCCATCGGTGTTTACACCGAAATGAAGGAAGACGATGTCGGGCTTTACATCAGGGGACGGTTGCTCATTGATGATGATCCCCTCGCAAAACGCGCACATGCACACATGAAGGCCGGTTCGTTAACCGGCCTTTCTATTGGGTACGTCCTGAAAGACTGGGAATACGACCGGAGCAAAGAAGCCTTTCTGCTGAAAGAAATCGACCTCTGGGAAGTCAGCCTGGTGACGTTCCCGTCTAACGACGAGGCGCGGATCAGCGACGTCAAGAACGCACTGGCCCGCGGGGAAATCCCCGAACAGAAAAAAATCGAAAGAGTCCTGCGTGATGCCGGACTCTCCCGTACCCAGGCCAAAGCATTCATGGCCGGGGGCTATAGCGCACTGTCCCTGCGCGACGCTGAGGATGTGAGCTCTGCACTGAATGCACTGAAAAATCTGAACTTCTAATCAGGAGAAATACGATGGCGGTAGATATTAAAGATGTCGAACAGGTCGCGCAGGAACTGCAGCAGAAGTTTGACGACTTCAAAGCAAAGAACGACAAGCGCGTGGATGCGATTGAGCAGGAAAAAGGCAAACTTGCCGGGCAGGTGGAAACCCTGAACGGAAAACTCAGCGAGCTGGAAAATCTCAAAAGCGACCTTGAAAAAGAGCTGCTTGAGCTGAAACGTCCGGCAGGTGGCGCGCAAAATAAACTGGCCACCGAGCATAAAGAAGCGTTTGTGGGCTTTTTGCGTAAAGGCCGTGAAGATGGTCTGCGCGATCTGGAGCGTAAGGCATTGCAGGTGGGCACCGATGAAGACGGTGGCTATGCCGTGCCGGAAGCGCTGGATCGCAACATTCTCACCCTGCTGAAAGATGAAGTGGTGATGCGCCAGGAAGCCACGGTGATCACCGTTGGCGGTTCCGACTACAAAAAACTGGTGAATCTGGGCGGCACGGCTTCCGGATGGGTGGGCGAGACTGACGCGCGCTCCCAGACTGCCACCTCCAGACTGGGACTGATTGAACCTTTCATGGGGGAAATCTACGGTAACCCGCAGGCCACCCAGAAAATGCTGGATGATGCCTTCTTCAACGTGGAGGCCTGGATCAACAGCGAGCTGGCGACCGAATTTGCCGAACAGGAAGAAATTGCCTTTACCACCGGCGATGGTACCAAGAAGCCGAAAGGGTTCTTGGCGTATGAATCCACTGATGAAACCGATAAGGTCCGGGCGTTCGGCAAACTTCAGCATATTGTATCCGGCGAAGCGACGGCGGTGACCGCAGACGCCATTATCAAACTGATTTACACGCTGCGTAAGGCACACCGCACTGGCGCGAAGTTCATGATGAACAACAACAGCCTGTTTGCCATCCGTCTGCTTAAAGACAGCGAGGGTAACTATCTGTGGCGTCCGGGGCTGGAACTGGGGCAGCCGTCCTCTCTGGCGGGTTACGGTATCGCTGAAAACGAACAGATGCCGGATATCGCTGCTGATGCGAAAGCCATTGCATTTGGTAACTTCAAACGGGGTTACACCATCGTTGACCGTATCGGCACCCGCATTCTGCGTGACCCGTACACCAATAAACCGTTTGTCGGTTTTTATACCACCAAGCGCACCGGCGGGATGCTGGTCGATTCGCAGGCCATCAAACTGCTGAAGATTGCAGCGGCGTAATCACTCAGGGGCGCGGAACCGCGCCCCCTGTTCTGACGGGTGAAGAATCATGATCCTGAAACAAGATCTGAAATGGTCACCGGACGGTATGCGTGTTGAGGTCATTCGGGCCGGTGAGTATGACGACGGGGCGCTTCCTGCCCGGGTGCAGGAGATTGCACTTCAGGCCGGTTTAGCAGAGCGCGGAACCAGTGCAAAAAGCAGTAAAGCGGCAAAAGAGAAAAAAGCCACGGCCAGTAAAGAGGGCTGAGTATGCTTCTGACAATGGAAGAGATTAAAGCCCAACTCCGGCTGGATGAGGATTTCGATGCTGATGACCGCCATCTGCAACTGCTGGCCTGTGCGGCGCAAAAGCGGACGGAAACGTATCTGAACCGGAAGCTCTATGCACCGGATGAAACCATTCCGGACAGCGATCCGGACGGACTGCACCTGCCGGATGATATTCGCCTGGGGATGCTGATGCTTATCAGCCATTTTTACGAAAACCGCTCGTCGGTTACGGAAGTGGAGAAACTCGACATGCCGCAGAGTTTTGGCTGGCTTGTCGGCCCGTACAGGTACTTTCCGCAATGAAAATTCGTCAGGCGCAGACCAGCGCAACCTACATCCTGCCGGACCCCGGTGAACTGAATAAACGCGTCCTGATCCGCCAGCGGGTGGATATGCCCGCGGATAACTTTGGCGTGGAGCCTCAATACCCGGTTATGTTCCGGACATGGGCGAGGGTTATCCAGACCAGTGCCACCACCTGGCAGGAAACCGCGCAGACCGGAGACGCCATCACCCATTACATCACCATTCGCTACCGCCGGGGGATCACTGCTGATTATGAGGTGGTCTGTGATGACAGTGTGTACCGGGTGAAACGTCAGCGCGATCTGAACGGGGCGCGGCGCTTTCTGCTGCTGGAGTGTACGGAACTGGGTGCCGAAGAACAAATGGGAGGACGCAGTGGAGCAGACAGCATTTTTACACGTTGATTTCAAACAACCGGAGGAGATGGAGTTTAATCGTGCCAGGCTCCGAAGGGCATTTGTTCAAATCGGGCGTGTCTATATGCGTGATGCCCGGCGGCTGGTGATGCGACGTGGTCGGTCTGCTCCAGGTGAAAACCCCGGCTATCAGACCGGACGACTTGCGCGTTCTATAGGTTATTACGTCCCCCGTAAAAGCTCCCGTCGTTCTGGCCTGATGGTCAGGATTTCCCCTAACCAGAAAAACGGGCAGGGTAACCGGCGTTTTCCTGAAGGTTCTGCGTATTATCCGGCGTTTCTGTATTACGGTGTGCGTCATGCCGCATACGGGATGAGCAAAAAGGATAAGCGCCAGAAAAAGCAGCATTCATCCCGCTGGCGGCTGGCACCACGTAATAACTTTATGGCTGATGTCATCGACCAGCGTCGTTACTGGACACAAAAGTTACTGTCCCGTGAGTTACAGCGGTCATTACGTCCTGTAAGAAGGAAAAAAACATGAAACTGACGCCTGTTATTGCTGCGCTGCGTGCCCGCTGCCCGTATTTTGAAAACCGGGTGGCAGGCGCGGCCCAGTTCAAAAATCTGCCGGAGGTCGGAAAGCTGAAACTCCCGGCGGCATATGTGGTACCGGGGGATGATTCTCCGGGAGAAAACAAAAGCCAGACCGACTACTGGCAGGAGCTGAAAGAGGGCTTCTCCGTGGTTGTCATACTGAGTAACTGGCGTGATGAGCGCGGTCAGTTTGCCTCGTATGATGTGGTGGACGATGTCCGGCAGATGCTCTTTAAGGCCCTGCTGGGCTGGAACCCGGAAGCGTGCGGTAACCCGATTACCTATGACGGCGGCACGCTGCTGGATCTGAATCGTCATGAGCTGATTTATCAGTTCGATTTTTCGGTCATCAGCGAGCTGACCGAAGACGATACCCGCCAGCAGGATGAGCTGAACAGTCTGGATGAACTGCGAACGCTGGCGATTGATGTTGATTATCTCGATCCCGGTAACGGGCCTGACGGCGATATCGAACATCACACCGAAATAACCCTTCCTTCCTGAGAATCTTCATGTTTGTGAAACCTGTTAAAGGGCGGTCAGTGCCTGACCCTGCCCGCGGTGACCTTTTGCCCACCGAAGGGCGAAATGTTGACGAGAACAACTACTGGCTGCGCCGTGAAGCAGCGGGTGATATCCGGCGCGTGAATAAAAAGGTGAACACCGATGACGATAAGCTTTAACACCATTCCGTCGAATACGCTGGTTCCGCTGTTTTATGCGGAAATGGATAACTCGGCGGCGAATACTGCACAGGACAGCGGGGCATCGTTGCTGATTGGTCACGCCAATAACGGTGCAGAGATTGTTGCCAACAGTCTGGTGCTGATGCCGTCGGCAGACTATGCACGCCAGATTTGTGGTGTGGGAAGTCAGCTGGCGCGTATGGTCGAGGCTTATCGCCAGACCGACCCGTTTGGCGAGCTGTATGTGATTGCCGTTCCGGAAGCCACAGGCGCGGCGGCAACGGTTACGCTGACGGTGACCGGAGCAGCAACCGAAACCGGCACGGTGAATGTTTATGTGGGACGTACCCGCGTGCAGGCACCGGTGACCAACGGCGATAACGTCACGACGATTGCCAGCAGTATCAAAGATGCCATCAATGCCGTTCCGGCCCTGCCGTTTACGGCCTCATCTTCGGCAGGCGTGGTCACACTGACCGCGCGTCATAAGGGGCTTTGCGGGAATGAAATTCCTGTCAGCCTCAATTACTACGGCTTTGGTGGGGGCGAAGTGCTGCCAGCGGGCGTACAGATTGCCGTGGCGACGGGGAGCGCCGGAACGGGCGCTCCGGTTCTCACCGGCGCGGTGGCTGCAATGGCGGATGAGCCGTTTGATTATATTGGCTTGCCGTTCAACGACACGGCCTCCGTTAACACGCTGGTGACCGAGATGAACGATACCAGCGGTCGCTGGAGCTATGCGCGTCAGTTGTATGGTCATGTGTATACGGCAAAGATCGGCACGCTGTCAGAACTGGTGACCGCAGGTGACCAGTTTAACCAGCAGCACATTACCCTAGCGGGATACGAAAAAGACACTCAGACGCCAGCCGACGAGCTGGCGGCAAGCCGTACCGCCCGCGCAGCGGTGTTTATTCGCAACGATCCGGCACGTCCCACGCAGACCGGTGAGCTGGTGGGTATGCTGCCTGCACCGAAAGGGAAACGGTTCACGATGACCGAGCAACAGACCCTGCTGTCTCATGGCGTGGCAACGGCGTATGTCGAAAGTGGGGTACTGCGCATTCAGCGTGATGTCACCACGTACAGGAAAAACGCTTACGGGGTTGCGGATAACAGCTACCTCGACAGTGAGACGCTGCATACCAGCGCGTATGTACTGCGCAAACTGAAATCCGTCATTACCAGTAAGTACGGGCGTCACAAGCTTGCCAGTGACGGTACCCGCTTTGGTCCCGGTCAGGCGATTGTCACCCCGGCGGTGATCAAAGGGGAACTGCTGGCAACCTACCGTCAGCTTGAGCGTGCGGGGATCGTGGAAAACTACGAACTGTTTAAGCAGTACCTGGTTGTGGAGCGTGATGCCAGCGATCCGAACCGCCTGAACACGCTGTTCCCGCCTGACTATGTTAACCAGTTGCGTGTCTTTGCCGTGGTTAACCAGTTCCGTCTTCAGTATTCAGAGGAGTCTGCATAATGGCCCGTATCGGGGGAACCTGTTATTTCAAAATTGACGGTCAGCAGCTATCGCTGACCGGCGGCATTGAGGTGCCCATGAACAGGACGGTTAATGATGACATCATCGGCCTGGACGGTTCAGTGGACCGCAAGGAAACTCACCGTGCACCTTATGTCAAAGGGACCTTCAAGGTGCCGAAGAATTTTCCGGTGAGCAAAATCACCTCTTCTGATGAGATGACCATCACTGCCGAGCTGGCGAACGGTCAGGTCTATGTATTGTCGTCCGCCTGGCTGCACGGTGAAGCGAACCATAATGCCGAAGAAGGCACGGTTGATCTTGAGTTCCACGGTGAAGAAGGGGATTACCAGTGATTGAGCTTGTACTTAAAAAACCGATCATCGCCCACAAAGAAACACTGCATGTGCTGGAAATACGTGAGCCTACGTATGACGAGATTGAGGCGCTGGGGTTCCCTTTCTCTGTTTCGCCTGATGGTGGTATGAAAATGGACAGTCAGGTGGCGCTGAAATATATCCCGCTTCTGGCCGGGATCCCGCGCTCGTCTGCAGCGCAGATGACGAAGCTGGATATTTTCAAGGCAGGCATGATTGTAATGCGTTTTTTTACCGGCTTGGAGACGGAAGAGACCTCCGGAAGCGATTCTACAATGTCGCGTGGTTCTGGAAATTAAACCCCCTTGAACTTCGCCGGACGGCTATTTCCCACTTTGCTGATCTGGAGGCAGAGGCCGTCCGTATAAATGAGGAGATGAAGCATGGCTGATAATTTTCAGCTGAAAGCCATCATCACCGCCGTTGACAGGCTGTCCGGCCCGCTTAAAGGTATGCAGCGTCAGCTTAAGGGGTTTCAGAAAGAAGTCTCCAGCCTTGCTCTGGGCGCTGCCGGGGCGGGTACTGCAATAATGGGGGCACTGGCACTCCCTGTAAAATCAGCCATCACCCTTGAATCGAAGATGGCTGATGTCCGCAAAGTGGTGGACGGTCTGGATACGCCGGATGCGTTTAAGGCCATGACGGAGCAGGTACGCGCTTTGTCTACTGAGCTTCCCATGTCTGCAGACGGGATCGCGGAAATTGTGGCGGCTGGCGGTCAGGCCGGGATTGCACGTGATGAACTGATGCAGTTTGCCACTGATGCGGTGAAGATGGGCGTGGCCTTTGATACCACGGCTGAAGAGTCCGGGCAGATGATGGCCCAGTGGCGTACTGCGTTTAATATGACGCAGGATGAAGTGGCCGGGCTGGCTGACAAAATCAACTACCTTGGTAATACCGGCCCGGCGAATGCGAAGAAAATCTCCGATATTGTTACGCGTATTGGTCCTTTAGGTGGTGTTGCAGGTGTGGCTTCCGGCGAAATCGCGGCAATGGGGGCAACCATTGCCGGGATGGGCGTGGAGTCAGAAATTGCCGCCACAGGGATCAAGAACTTCATGCTTTCCCTGACCGCGGGAAATTCCGCGACAAAATCGCAGAAACAGGCATTACGTTTTCTGCGGATCAATCCGAAGAAATTAGCTGCTGATATGCAGAAAGATGCCCGGGGAACCATGCTGTCTGTACTGGATGCGATGGCTAAAGTGCCTAAAGAAAAACAGGCAGCTGTGCTGAATGCCCTGTTCGGGAAAGAGTCTCTGGGCGCGATAGCACCTCTGCTGACTAACCTTGATTTGTTGCGTACCAACTTCAGGCGGGTTGCGGATTCCCAGCAGTATGGCAGTTCGATGCAGAAGGAATATGCTTCGAGGGCAGCGACGACGGAAAACCAGCTTTTACTTCTGCAAAATCAACTTGATGCCATTTCTTCCACTCTGGGGGAAACGTTTCTTCCTGAGGTTAATGATGGTCTTGAAGCGGTAAAACCGCTCCTTGAGGAAGTGAGAACGTTTGTCCGTGAAAACCCGGAGCTCGTTAAGACCATTGCTAAAATCGGTCTGGCTTTACTGACAGTGGGGGCCGCTGCAGGCTCTTTGTCCAGAATCATGAAAGTTCTCGGCGGTGTGATGAATATGACGCCTGCTAAGGGGCTGATTGCTCTTCTGGTTGGTGGCGCTTACCTCATTATTGATAACTGGGAAACCGTAGGTCCTGTCATAAAAAAAGTCTGGCACGTGGTAGATGAAACGGCGCAGGTGATGGGGGGATGGGAAACTGTTCTGAAAGCGATTGCCCTGTTTATGGCAACCAAATGGGTTGCTGACGTTACCAAATCCATTACCGCAGTGACCAGAGAGATGCGTACGCTGGGGAAGGTATCGGCAGAAACGGGATTGATGGGGAAAGGCCGCGGCTTTATCGGGAAGGCCGGGGTATATGGTTTTTGGGGAACCCTGATGTATGAGCCGGTTAAAGATACTCTGGAAAGTGTTGTTCCTGAAGATACGGTTAACTGGCTGGATAATAAAGGGCTGTTTCTGGCTTCAGACTGGACGCCTTTTTTTGATCGTAAAGAGTACGAGCAGTATCAGGCCAGCCTGAGTCAGTACAAACCCAATGTTCCGCTGTTGAATCCATCTTCTTCCATGACACAGCACAGCGAGCTGAAAGTCACGTTCGAGAATGCTCCGCCAGGTATGAAGATAATTGATGTACCGGGCAAAGCCGATCCCCTGATGAAAATCACGCACGATGTGGGGTATTCCCCTTTTCGTTTTCCACGATAACGCAGTCCTTTTTGAGGTCAGTCTATGGATTTATCCTCATTTCCCTCCCGACCTTCATTACTTTCGTCGTCTTCAGGCTGGCGTGACAGACTTCAGGACGCGTCATTTCGCGGCGTGCCGTTTAAGGTTGAAGAAGAAAGTGCGGGAACCGGTCGCCGTGTGGAAACACACGAATATCCGAACCGCGACAAGCCCTATACCGAAGATCTGGGAAAAGTCACTTTCCGCCCGTCTATCACGGCTTATGTGGTGGGCGATGACTGCTTTGACCAGCGCGATCGCCTGATTGACGCGCTGAATAAACCCGGTCCCGGCACGCTTGTCCATCCGACTTACGGTGAGCTGAAAGTCTGTGTTGACGGGGAAGTTCGGGTCAGCACATCGAAGAGTGAAGGGCGTATTGTCCGCTTTGACCTGAAGTTTGTCGAAGCGGGAGAACTCTCTTACCCCACTTCAGGTGCGGCGACGGCGCAGACGCTGATGTCATCCTGTTCTGCACTGGATGACTGCATCAGTGACAGCTTCAGTGGTTTCAGTATCGATGGCGTGGCAGATTTTGTGCAGAACGACGTCGTCGGTAATGCCAGCACAATGCTTGGGTATGTTTCTGATGCGATGAAAGTGGTGGATTCTGCCGTATCGGATGCCGCCAGGCTGTTGCAGGGGGATATCTCGGTACTTCTGCCGCCGCCATCGTCAGGCAAAAATTTCGTTGAGCAGGTGCAGAAAATGTGGCGTACCGGGAAACGCCTTTATGGTAACGCCAGCGACCTGGTCACCATGATCAAAACGCTTTCCGGTGTCAGCCTCGGCAGCGATCTGCAACCGCGCGGCGTCTGGAAAACGGACAGTAAAACCACCGCCACGGCGACGCAGCAGCGTAACGTGGTTGCCAGCACCCTTCGTACGACCGCAATCAGCGAAGCGGCGTATGCCGTCACACGATTGCCTGCGCCCACAACTTCCGCGGTGATGCAGAATGCCACAGTGGGGCAGTCAACAACACCCGCGCAGAGCACCGGCTGGCCTTCTGTCACGCATCCGGCACTGAACAATGCACCGGCGGTGAAAAACACGGTTGACCTGCCAACGTGGGAAGAACTGACCGACATTCGCGACACACTGAATACGGCAATTGATAAGGAGTTGTCCCGTACAACCAGTGATGCGCTGTTTCTGGCGCTGCGCCGGGTGAAAGCAGATCTGAATGCGGATATCAACACGCGCCTTGAACAGTCTGCACGGATCATTCAGCGCACGCCGGATGAGGTTTTACCCGCGCTGGTGCTGGCGGCGACCTGGTTTGATAACGCGGCGCGTGACGCGGACATTATCCGGCGTAATGCCATTACGCATCCCGGCTTTGTGCCGGTGATCCCTCTGAAGGTGCCAGTGCAATGAACGACAATGTCACGCTACGGGTAAATGGCCGGGAGTGGAATGGCTGGACATCGGTGCGTATCGGTGCCGGTATTGAACGGCTGGCGCGGGATTTCAGTGTGGAGATCACTCGCCAGTGGCCGGGAGATGAGGGTATCACCACGCTTCAGCCGCGCATTAAAAACGGTTCAAAAGTGGAAGTGCTGATTGGTGATGAGCTGGTGATCACCGGCTGGGTGGAGGCGACTCCCGTTCGTTACGATGCCCGTTCGGTCAGCACCGGTATTGCCGGACGCAGTCTGACCGCTGACCTGATTGACTGTGCAGCCGAACCGACACAGTTTAACGGACGCTCGCTGGTGCAGATTGCGCAGGCGCTTGCTGCGCCTTTCGGCATTGAGGTGGTGAACAGCGGTGCGCCGTCGGGTGTTATTCCTGATGTTCAGCCTGATCACGGTGAAACGGTGATTGAGGTAATCAACAAAATACTCGGTCAGCAGCAGGCGCTGGCTTATGACGATCCGCACGGCAGGCTGGTGATTGGCGGTATTGGCTCAACGCGGGCACATACCGCGCTGGTACTTGGGGAAAACATCCTTTCCTGTGATACGGAGAAGAGTATCCGGGAGCGGTTTTCAGTTTACCAGGTGGCGGGGCAGCGTGCCGGAAACGACGATGATTTCGGTGAGGCCACCACCACCGCGCTGCGGGCCCGCACAGAGGACGCATTTATTGCCCGTTACCGTCCGATGTATATCAGGCAGACAGGGCAGGCTACGGGGGCAGGCTGTATTGCGCGTGCTGACTTTGAAGCCCGACAACGGGCGGCGCGGACGGATGAAACCACCTATGTGGTGCAGGGCTGGCGACAGGGTAACGGTACGCTGTGGCAGCCCAACCAGCGGGTGATTGTCTTCGATCCGGTCTGTGGTTTCGACAATACCGAACTGCTTGTCTCGGAAGTCACGTTTACTCAGGACCAGAACGGCACCCTGACGGAAATCCGTGTCGGCCCGCCTGATGCTTATCTGCCTGAACCCGAAGATCCCGGCGCGCGGAAAAAGAAAAAAGCCAGAGTACAGGAGGACCCGTTCTGATGAGGACGATTGAAGCCATGCAGCGACAACTTCTCGGCCTGATTGGGCGGGCAGTGGTGAAAAGCATCAGTGCCGCCACGAAATGCCAGACCGTGGATGTGTCCCTGATTGCCGGTGAACCCAAAGCCGGGGTTGAACATCTTGAACCCTACGGTTTTACCGCAAGGGCAAACAGCGGTGCGGAAGCGGTGGTGTTGTTTCCGGATGGCGACCGTTCTCATGCGGTGGTTGTTACGGTGTCGGACCGGCGCTACCGCCTGAAAGGGCTGCAGACGGGTGAGGTGGCTGTCTATGACGATCAGGGGCAGTCCGTGACGCTGACCCGGGAGGGGATCGTGGTGGACGGTGCAGGTAAAACGATCACGTTTCGCAATGCACCTGAAGCACGTTTTGAAATGGACCTGGAAGTGACCGGACAGGTGAAAGACCTGTGCGACTCCGGCGGCACCACCATGTCAGCGATGCGGCTTGCCTATAACGGGCATCGTCACAGAGAGAACGGTCAGGGCAGTAACACCGACAAACCTGATAAAGCGATGGAGGCATGATGGAACTGTGGCTGACGGTGAACGGTAAACGCACCTGCGCCAGCGCACCGCTGGATCCGCTGACCCGCGCCGTGGTGATTTCCCTGTTTACCTGGCGGCGGGCGGAGCCTGATGACAACGCCGACGTCCCGATGGGATGGTGGGGGGATACCTGGCCTGCGGTACAGAATGACCGTTACGGCTCCCGACTGTGGCTGCTTCAGCGCAGCAAACTGACCAATCAGCTGGTGCAGACGGTAAGGGGGTATATCCGCGAATGCCTGCAATGGATGATTGATGACGGCGTGGTGTCCCGTATTGATCTGGATATCCGCCGTACCGGGATTAATGAACTGGGTAACAGTATCACTCTCTGGCGTCGTGACGGACCGGTAATGATTTCTTTTGATGATCTGTGGAGTGCGATAACGCATGGCGGACAGTGAATTTCAGCGCCCGACGCTGGCAGAAAATATCAGTATGCTCCGTAACGATTTATTCGCCAGGCTGGACGTCAGCGACACGCTTCGGCGCATGGATGAAGACGTGCGGGCAAAGGTGTATGCGGCGGCGCTGCATACGGTCTACGGGTACATCGATTATCTGGCAATGAATATGCTGCCTGACCTGTGCGATGAGTCCTGGCTGGCGCGACATGCTGCGATGAAACGGTGTCCGCGCAAGGGGGCCACGGCTGCCAGCGGGTATATGCGCTGGGAAGGTGTCAGCGATGGCCTGAAGGTGACTGCCGGGAGCGTGATTCAGCGCGATGACCTGGTTCAGTACACGGCAACTGCCGATGCAACCAGCTCCGGTGGTGTCCTGCGTGTGCCGATCACTTGCTCAACTACAGGCGCGGTCGGTAACGCTGACGACGGTACGGCATTAATCCTGGTCACGCCGGTGAATGGTCTGCCGTCTTCCGGTGTTGCAGATACCCTGACTGGCGGATTCGATACTGAAGATCTGGAAACGTGGCGCGCCCGCGTCATTGAGCGGTATTACTGGACGCCGCAGGGCGGGGCTGACGGGGACTATGTCGTCTGGGCTAAAGAAGTACCCGGCATTACCCGCGCATGGACATACCGTCACTGGATGGGAACGGGAACTGTCGGTGTGATGATTGCCAGCAGTGACCTGATTAATCCCATTCCGGAAGAATCAACGGAAACGGCGGCAAGACAACATATCGGGCCACTGGCCCCGGTGGCAGGCTCTGACTTGTATGTGTTCAGGCCGGTGGCACATACGGTGGATTTTCATATCCGCGTGACGCCGGATACACCGGAAATACGGGCTGCCATCACCGCGGAGTTGCGTTCGTTCCTGCTGCGTGATGGTTATCCGCAGGGAGAACTGAAGGTGTCGCGTATCAGTGAGGCGATTTCCGGTGCGAACGGGGAATACAGCCATCAGTTGCTTGCACCGGCAGACAATATCTCCATTGCAAAAAATGAACTGGCGGTTCTGGGGACGATTTCATGGACGTGACAAACGATGATTACATCCGTCTGTTGTCGGCACTGTTGCCCCCCGGTCCGGCGTGGTCAGCCAGCGATCCGGCGATTGCCGGTGCGGCACCGTCATTAACCCGCGTTCATCAGCGTGCGGATGCCCTGATGCGGGAGCTGGATCCGCGCACCACCACCGAACTGATAAACCGCTGGGAGCGTCTGTGCGGCCTGCCGGATGAATGTATTCCCGCAGGGACACAGACCCTTCGCCAGCGTCAGCAACGACTGGATGCGAAGGTTAACCTGGCGGGCGGCATCAATGAGGATTTTTACCTTGCACAGCTTGCTGCCCTGGGCAGACCAGACGCTACCATCACGCGATACGACAAAAGCACGTTCACCTGCTCATCAGCCTGCACTGACGCTGTGAATGCGCCGGAATGGCGGTATTACTGGCAGGTCAACATGCCAGCCGCCACCAACACCACCTGGATGACATGTGGCGATCCCTGTGATTCCGCACTGCGTATCTGGGGCGACACCGTTGTCGAGTGTGTGCTTAACAAACTCTGCCCGTCGCATACCTACGTAATTTTTAAATATCCGGAGTAATTCATGCATCGTATAGACACGAAAACCGCGCAGAAGGATAAGTTCGGCGCGGGTAAGAACGGTTTTACCCGTGGTAACCCCCAGACCGGCACACCTGCCACCGATCTGGATGATGACTACTTTGACATGTTGCAGGAAGAACTCTGCAGCGTGGTGGAGGCATCCGGTGCCAGCCTGGAGAAGGGGCGGCATGACCAGCTGCTTACCGCGCTTCGTGCGCTGCTGTTAAGCCGCAAGAATCCGTTTGGCGATATCAAATCGGATGGCACGGTGAAAACGGCTCTCGAAAACCTTGGTTTGGGAGAAGGCTCTGCATTACCTGTTGGTGTGCCTGTTCCATGGCCTTCAGTCACACCGCCAACAGGCTGG